CTAGATATCCAAAAAATACACAAAGTAGTTAACTTCGCATGTGAAGGGTTGGCAGGCGTTAGCAGTAGTTTAGTACAAATGAACGCTGGGATTCAATTTAGCGACGGAATGACAACAAAAGAAATACAAGATCTTTTGATTCGTTCAGCGAACGATTTAATAACTTTGGAATGCCCTAACTATCAATATGTTGCGGCAAGACTATTATTGTACGGAGTGTACAAAGAAGTATACGGAGGCTTTGAAAAAACAAGCCTAATAGATATGATCAAGAAGAATGTAGATCGCGGAGTGTATGATTCTGCCATTCTTGATTTATATACAAAAGAAGAATTTGCAAAATTAGATGGATACATACATCACAAACGTGATGAGAACTTTACCTATGCTGGGCTAAGGCAGGTAGTTGACAAATACCTTTGTCAAGATAGAAGTAACGGAGAACTTTTTGAATCTCCTCAACACATGTACATGATGATCGCGGCAACTCTTTTTGCAAACTATCCCAAAGAGGATAGACTCTATTATGTAAGGAGATATTACGATGCGACATCGTTATTCAAAATTAACATACCAACCCCAGTCATGGCGGGGGTCAGGACGCCTATCAGGCAATTCGCCTCTTGCGTTCTCGTTGATAGCGACGACACTCTTGACAGTATCTTTGCTTCCGATATGTCTATTGGGCGTTATACTGCACAAAGGGCAGGGATCGGGATCAACTCGGGAAGAATCAGAGGAGTCAATTCAAAAATTAGGGGAGGAGAAGTAGCACACACAGGTGTGGTTCCGTTCCTAAAAAAGTTCGAAGCAACTGTGAGATGTTGTACACAAAATGGTGTACGTGGTGGAAGTGCTACAGTTCATTTTCCTTTTTGGCATCAAGAAATTGAAGATATTTTAGTTTTAAAAAACAACAAAGGTACAGAAGATAATAGAGTTCGTAAGTTAGATTATTCAATTCAATTGAATAAAACAATGTATGAAAGACTTTTGACTCAAGGCACTATAAGCCTTTTTTCACCTCATGACGTACCAGGACTTTACGAAGCATACTTTGGTGATGCAGATGAATTCAAAACACTTTATGAAAAGTACGAAAAGGATCCCAAGATAAAGAAAAAGACTTTACCTGCGATGGAGTTATTTTCTGCTCTAATCAAAGAACGTGCAGAAACAGGACGTATCTACATAATGAATGTGGATCATGCAAATACACATAGCTCGTTCAAAGATCCAGTTTATATGAGTAATCTATGTCAAGAAATTACATTACCTACTAAACCTTTGCAACACATTGATGATGACAAAGGAGAAATTGCTCTATGTATTTTGAGTGCAATCAACGTAGGAGTAATCAAAGAACTTGATGATTTAGAAGAACTTTGTGATTTGGCTGTACGTGCTTTAGATGAAATAATTGATTATCAAAAGTATCCTGTAAATGCCGCTGAGATATCTACAAAAGCTAGAAGAAGTTTAGGTGTTGGTTACATAGGACTTGCACATTATCTTGCAAAGAATCAAGTTTTATATAGCGACAAGAAAGCACTTACACTTGTACACAGATTATCAGAAGCATTTCAATTCAACTTGTTAAAAGCATCTTTAAATCTTGCTAAAGAAAAAGGTAAGTGTGATGGTTTTGAAAGAACAAAATATGCTGACGGCATTTTACCAATTGACACATACAAGAAAGAGCTTGATGAAATTTGTGATATCAAGTTGCAATATGATTGGGATTGGCTAAGAGAAGAAATTGTCAAACACGGTATTAGACATTCTACTTTATCAGCACAAATGCCAAGTGAAAGTTCTTCCGTTGTTAGTAATGCTACTAACGGAATAGAACCGCCGAGAGGCTATCTATCTGTAAAGAAATCAAAGAAAGGTCCTTTGAAACAAGTGGTTCCGCAATATCAAACATTAAAGAATCACTACACCCTTTTATGGGATATGCCTAGCAATGACGGATACATAAATATTGTTGCTGTCATGCAGAAGTTTTTTGACCAGGCAATATCTGGTAATTGGAGTTATAATCCAACGCATTTTGACAATAATGAAGTGCCTATGAGCATTATGATTAAAGATTTGTTGAATACGTATAAGTATGGATGGAAAACTTCATATTACCAAAACACTTATGATTACAAAAGTGATGGAGATATCGAGGACGAACCAAAGCAAGAGCCTCTTTCAAGAGAGGAGTTTGAGGGTACGGACAAAGAATATGAGGAGCATTGTGAAGCCTGTGCAATTTAATGCTTGACTTTACAGTGAATTGATGTTAATATAGTATTAGGAAAATGAAAGAAAGAGAAAATGGCAAAAACAGTTTTTAATCAAGAGAAAGTAGATTTTACCAAAGCACACATGTTCTTTGGGCCGGATCAAAACACACAAAGGTATGATCAGTTCAAGTTTCCAGAGTTTGACAAATTAAATCAAACAATGCTTGGATATTTTTGGAGACCAGAAGAAGTATCACTACAAAAGGATAGAGCGGACTATCAACAGTTTCGTCCAGAACAGAAACATATTTTTACAAGTAATTTGAAATATCAAACACTATTAGATAGTGTGCAAGGTAGAGGACCAAGTTTAGCTTTCTTGCCATACGTTAGCATTCCTGAACTAGAAGGTTGTATTGTTACTTGGGATTTCTTTGAAACAATTCATTCACGTTCTTACACACACATCATGAAGAATGTTTATCCTGACCCAAGTGAAGTGTTTGATACTATTCTTGATGATAAAGAAATTTTAAAACGTGCAACAGCCGTTACAAAAAATTATGACTCATTTACTTTGGCCGCTGATGATTGGTTCCAAAGAAAAACAGGCAATATCAAAGACGTTAAGAAGAAAATGTTTCTTGCAATGATGAATGTTAACATCTTAGAAGGTTTGAGATTTTATGTATCTTTTGCATGTACATTTGCATTTGCGGAATCAAAAGTTATGGAAGGCTCTGCAAAAATTATTTCGTTAATTGCAAGAGATGAAGCAACACATTTAAACTTGTCAACCCACGTAATTAAGAATTGGTTAAAGGGATTAGACGACCCAGAAATGAAAAAGGTCGCGGCAAGTTGTGAGGAAGAAGTGTATGATATGTGGCGTACATGCGTCGACGAAGAAAAAGCATGGGCCAATTATCTATTCAAGGACGGAGCGATTATAGGTTTGAACGAAGAACTTTTACATCATTACGTAGAGTTTATTGCAAACAAAAGATTAAAAGCTCTTGGTTATAAACCATTATATGATCGTCCACTTAATAATAATCCGTTACCTTGGACACAACACTGGTTATCAAGTTCAGGTCTTCAAGTGGCACCACAAGAGACAGAAGTTGAAAGCTATATTATCGGGGGCATAAAACAAGACGTAGATGAAGATGTACTGAAAGGATTTACTTTATGATGAACATCACAATTTACAGTAAGCCCATGTGCCCTAGTTGTGTGAAAGCAAAGAACGTATTTAAAAATTTACGTTTAGAATTCACAGAAAAAACAATTGGATCAGACATTCAGCCTAGTGAGTTGATGCAACTTTTTGAAGAAAAAGGATTACCACAACCACGTACCGCTCCACAGATCTTTATTGGAGAACAGCACATTGGAGGTTACGAAGCCCTTGTCAAATATATTGAAGACACAGGCTTTAACGGATCGGGGAGTTCAACCGGCTGATGTTAATAGAAAAACCATATAGTGTCGGTGACACCGTCACTTTTAAAACTGTGGCTGGCGAAGAGGTAGTAGCTAGAGTCACGGATGTTAAAGACGATTCTATAAAGATTAAAAAGCCTATGGTTTTGACCATGACCGAAAAAGGAATTGGAATGGTTCCGTTCGCTTTGACAGTTAGCATGGATACTGAAATGCTAATTAATCTAGGAAACGTTGTATTCATTGCTAAGACAAGTGAGACGACAGCGAAGCAATATATAGAATCAACAACTGGACTCAAAGTAGTCAATTAAAGGAGAATAACTATGTCAGATATACACGAACAGATTAAGGCGCAGTACGAAGCATACCTAGCAGAAGCTGAGTCTTTTGATACCAAAGGTGTAAAAGCCGCGGCCGCAAGAGCAAGAAAAGCTCTAGGTGAGATGGGTAAATTGGCAAAAGCTCGAAGAGCTGAGATCCAAGACAAAAAGAACAATATGTAATAAATATTATGTTGAGGCGTGGCGCCAATGTCACGCCTTTACAATAAGAAGGGCATAAAAATATGGCACAACAAGGAAAACTTAAATGGTACAATCACGTAAAAGGCTACGGCTTTTTATCTCGTGAAGAAGGACAAAAAGATTTGTTCGTTCATGTATCTGAGTTCCGCAAAGCAGGAATTAAAAAAATTGTTGAAGGTATGATTGTAGAATATACAATTACTGACCACAACGGTAAGCCTGTAGCAACAGACATTCTAATCGTACATACACCAGAAGCTTAATCACTAAATACGTATATGCAAGACAACAATTTTGCAACGTTATCAAGTGAAGAGAAGGTCACGAATATAAAAGATAGAATTTTAGATTTCAAGGCCCGCAACCCTCACTTGTATCCGGAATTAAGAAAGGAAGTGATGTCCAGTGACCATAACGTGGATCCTGTTTCTGCTAGTATTGAAGCACGCCTTAGCAGATTTAATTTTACAAAGCCGTCTAAATACCGGCGATAAAGCTGATCTAAGAACAGCAAAAGGGTATATCCATGCTACTGACCATGCTCTACTCACTTTCGCAGTATTCATATTTTTTATAAATCCGTACTATGCAGTTGCACTTGGTTTACTAGACTTTGTGTTACATTTTGCAATAGATTACAGTAAGACAAAATTTGTTAGAAAATATGGAATAATCCAGAACAGTAGATCATTCTGGATAGTACAGGGTGTTGATCAAATAGCACACTATTCTTGTTACATGCTGTATACCTACATAGCATTTTGGTATGTGCTATGGCCGATGTAAGTCTTAAAGAATGTTGTAGATTGTTCTGGATGGTGAAAGGCCATCTAAATACTTCAGAAGAAACAATACGTAGTTCATACAATAGTTACTTTAAGCGTCTCTGGTATAATAATGAAGCATACATAAAAGAAGAAGGTTTCGAAGAAGCATATAAATCTTTTCTTGACAAAATGTAATTTAGATGCTATAAATATACTTACAACGTTGAAGCAATTCAAACGCTGGACAGGACCTGGGGGCAGTACCCAGCAGGTCCACCATAAACACTCTGTAGTTACCAGAACCTGATGGTACCCAGAAGTAAGGACAGACGCAGAGTGTTTATGATGGGCCTGAACTAGGATCGACTGACAGATTAGTAGAAGAGTGGAGTTGTCCGGATGTAAGCTCGGTTAACGCGAACAAACGTTATAAATGCAAACGATAATGCATCTAACGTGTTTTCTTTCGTAGATTTTTCTGACGCGAGAAAATACGTGAATGAGGATTTCGCCATCGCGGCGTAATCGCTCGGGGTTTGGTCCACCTAGCAACAGAACGGACCACTTTTCCATTTGCAATTTTAAAAAAAGATAAGTAACATGTTGGCCGCAATGGTTAACAGAGAAGTATTATTTTATATCGATATAGAGGAAAAATTAATGAAAAAAACAATAATAACCGTCGCTCTGGCGACGATGTTAGGAACATCTGCACTTGCAGGAGACTTTGACAACACAGCAATAAAGATGACTGCAAAGACAGATACCTACTCAGTAAGCATTAAAGATAAAGAAACTGGTGCTACTGAATTCCATTTACGTGGTGATTTAGGACCAGTTGATACAACTGTAAAATGGTTACGTAACGGTTCAGTAGACGATTACAAACTGAAGGCAGAAAAGAAAAATTCGCTTTCAACAGGACCACTTTATGTAGGTGCACATGCTGAATATGCATTTGGTGATAGCTATAATAGCAACACTAGAACGATCGATCTAGAACCATACATTGGTTTAGAACGCACTTACGGTAAGGTAACTCCTTTTGCAGAAGTAGGATACACTTGGAGATCAACCACAGATGATGTCTTAGACTTTGATAGAAATTCATCATATCTAGAATTTGGAGCAAAATACGCTCTATCAGAAAAGGTTGACATGAAGCTAAAGGTCAAAGAATCTCGTGATGTAGATTTTGCTAATCCAGGCGATATGAATGCAGAACTAGGATTTACATTCAAGTTCTAATTTTACTATAATTAATCAAAGGTCGCCTTGTGCGGCCTTTTTTTTTGAATAAATAGGTACGAAAGAAAATTTATGAATAAAAAATTTGTAAATGCATGTAATAGAAAAAGTCAAAAAGTGCCGCCAATCTGGTTTATGCGTCAAGCAGGCCGATACCATTCACACTACAGAAATATAAAAGAAAAAAACACATTTGAATTGATGTGTAAAACTCCAGAACTTGCAGGAGAGGTTGCACTAGGACCTATCAAAGAATTTGATTACGATGTATCTATTTTGTTTTCTGATATATTATTTCCTTTAGAAGGCTTGGGTATGAACTTACGCTTTGATCCAGGACCTAAATTCCAATTCCATATGAATAAGGATAATGTTGATCAGTTTAGAGATATAGATAAAGCCATAGATTTTTTATCTTTTCAAAAAGATGCTATTGAATGTACAAGATCTATGTTACCAAACAGCAAGAGCTTGATAGGCTTTATAGGAGGTCCATGGACATTAATGAATTATGCATGTGGCGATCTTAAAGTAACAGATAAGTTTAAATTAGACTACATGAAAAAAACACTTGTACCTTTGCTCAAAAAAAATATTGATCTACAGATCAAAGCAGGTGCAGAAAAGATAATGATATTTGATAGTGGACTACAAAACATGAAAAGTAAATTCTTTGATACAAAATACTTTCCTATATTAAAATCACTTGCTAACAAGAACACTGCTTATTATAGCAGAAGCTTACCAAGAAAATGTATCAGTACAGTCTTACAAGCCAAGTGGGGAGGCATAGGAGTAGACAGCAAATTAGATATGATAGATTGTTTGAAGACAGTCAAAAAAGGATTTGTGCAAGGTAATTTTGATGAACAAAAGATGTTGCTACCTAAATATAAATTTATGTACGAAATAGAAAGATACTGTGATGATATAAGGAAATCTAATATTGATACTTCAGGATGGGTTTGTGGATTGGGACATGGAATAGATAAGACAACTCCAGAAGAACATGTTCATTTGTTTATAGAGACAGTACGAAATAGATTATCTTGATCTTTTTTTGCCCATGCCCATATAATGTTCTGAAGGTTCGTAATTCCAACGCTTGCCATGATGCCCTCTAATATCAGCATACCACATACGTAAACGAACAATTAGCTTTCTAACACTTCTGCTCACTAGATACTCCTATAAGATTTTGGAATACCGTCTGCTCCTAGAATCATTTCTCCCGTGTCAGCATACATACCGCACATCCGGCCATTAGCATGTGGACCATAATATCTTACAGGTTTTACTTCAATTGGTTCCCCATCTCTAATTACAGTTTTTTTGTAATGTATAGAAGAAGGACCTCTTTGTTTTATACCTGCCATATTATTTTCCTACTTTCTTAGACCGCCCGATTGGTAGTCTAACTTTCTTTGTCATTTCTTTGCCTTTCTTACCAATCCAACTCACAACAGTCTCAGTTGCTTTGGCTCCGCTTTGAAAAGACTTTACAGCTTTTTTCCAACCTAGTGCAGTGACTTCTTTTATTTCTTCTCCGTCAGTAAATTTAAATATTCTACTTTTTGGCATCGATATTCCTTTTAGGTTTATTTATTAATTTATCATAAATATACGTATATAATATGGAGAAGTAGAAATGGCTAAGATGTTCAGTACCTCAACACACGAACCCGTCCGTAAAAAGACAAGCATTGGTGGCAGTAAATCAATGACAAAGACCAGCTCAATGAACAAGAGCAAACGCCGTAGTTATAAAGTATATCGCGGACAAGGGAGATAAACATGAGTAAACCAGATGATCAAGGCAAGCTAGAAGTGGCTGTGAGAGTCCTTGGAAACGAATTAATTGCTTTAAAGATGACTGTAGATGATTTCAAAATGAAATGGCTTGTTTTAGGTGTAGTAACAATCTGTGCCCTAGGATGGGCGGCCAGTGTATTTGGTCCAGAACTTATGAGTATGTTCGATGCTGAGTAAACAATGTAAACTACATTTAGAAGAAGTTGGTGAAACTGGATTCCAACACATGAAACAAGCTCTAAAAACAGCAGTAAAATTACAATTATTAGTGCCTGCTTTAATTATACACAGTGTTGCACCTAGGTTCTTTACAAACACGGCAACAAATGTAATGAAAGACATATTGGACAAAAGAAAATGATGTTTCTTTTTTGGCTTGGGCTTTCTTGCGTAACGATATTAGGTCTTGGCATATATTTTAGAGAACATTTAAGACAGTACATAGGTTACTACATGATACCTTTGTGCTTGTTTGGAGCATACGCAGGATGGAATGATGACGGATGGATTATGTTATTAATGATTCCTGTTATACTTTGGAAAGTTCCTCCATTCAATAATAAAGACAAACTTTTTGCTTGGGCGGCAAGCAAAGATCCTCTAGGGACTAAAAAAGCAACAGCAAAATTCTTAGAAGGAAAAGCATGGTATTGGTGGGTAGGCTATGCACTAT